GTATATCCCCCATCCTTTGTTACAAGAAATGAAGAACGAAACGGAAAAAACCTGTCAAGGGATATTTGGAAAAGGGATTTGTATAATGCTCTAAAATGCCTTGATAAATCCTTTCCAAATTATACGGATTTAGAAAAAGGGATAACTTATATAAAAACAAATAAAGAGTTGAAAAGGGTTATCCCTAAATTAATCAAAGCCCCTTTGTTGTCTTTTGATTACGAAACAACTGGTATTAAGCCCCACAGAAAAGAACAGGAATTGATATCAGTAGCAGCAGCAATAAAACCTAATGAGTGCTACGCTTGGATAAATGATCCAGTTAAAGTTAGACTATGGAAAAAGGTACTCCAAAGCAAAGCACCAAAGACAGCTCATAATTTACAGTTTGAGGAAATATGGTCCAGGGTTAAATTAGGAACTGAAGTACATAACTGGAAAATATGTACTATGAATGCTGCTCATTGCCTTGACAATCGACAAGGAGTAACTGGTCTTAAATTCCAAACTTATGTCAATTTTGGTGTACCGGATTACGATTCCCATATATCTCCTTGGATTACAAATACTACCGAAGACTTAGGGGCTAATACATTAAACAAAATAAAGGAGTTTATAAAACTTTATGGTACTAAAGACATTCTGAAATATAACGGCTTAGATTCTATCTTTGGACTCTTGTTAGCACAGAAGCAACTGGAGATTATTTATGAGAAAAGATAAAGGATTTGTTCCTCCACTATGGATTAAGAAAAAAGTACAAAGTATCTTAAATGAATTATTAATGGATGTAGTTTACAACGTTTACGAATGCGGTTGTTTTTTGGTTAATGAGTACGATAAAAAAAGGAAAGGAAGGGAAAAGCAATTAAGGAACCCAGGAGAAAGTAGGTTTGTTTGTAGTTGTGAAAAGCAAGGACGGTTTATTTGTAAAGTCAAAATATGTTCAGAGTGCAACAAAATACTAATTGCTAAACGATTAAAAGATGGTATGTGTAGAGGGTGTACTGCATATTACAATACCAAAAATGATAAACACGATTTATTGTTTTACCAAAATGGAAAACTGTATGATGAGGTACCCAAAAACCCAAATTATACGGAATGTAATTGTAAACACAGGGGGAAATGTTTAAGTGAAATCGCTCCTATATCAGAAAAGAATATAAGGGTTTATTTGTGGTGTTATGGGTGCCCTAAATTTGAGGATGAAAGAACGGTATAATGTTATGAGTAAAATACAACTAATACATGGTGATTGTCTTGAAGAAATGAACAAACTTGTTGAACAAGGGGTAAAAGTTGATGCAATTATAACAGACCCTCCATATAAAATTAGTAATTCTGGAGGGGGTTTAATGAATAATAAAGGAAGAGCTTTTATTCGGCAAATAGATTCAATGGATATGTGTAAAGGTTCGTTTGATGTTTTTGAATTTTTAAATTTGTATTTATTTTTATTTAAACAAAAAGAGTATTTTTGTGGTGTGTTTTTTTGTAGTATGTCGCAGATAAAAGATTATTTATTGTTTGCAGACAAACATAAATTAAAAACAGGTTTAGGTGTTTGGTATAAACCAGATCCAACTCCTTTATGCAACAATAAATATTTAAATGATTTAGAATATTGGATATATATAAAAGGAAATAAAACAAAAATAAGGGGGGAATATAAAACAAAAAGTCTTTTATATAAATCAAAAACTAATAGAATTGAAAAAAAGAAATACAAGCACCCAACAATAAAACCCTTACCATTAATTGAAAAATTTGTTATAAACCATTCGATTGAAAATCAAACTATAATCGATCCATATATGGGAACAGGAACAACCGGAGTTGCTTGTAAAAAATTAAATAGAAATTTTATTGGCATTGAGAATAAGAATAAAATATTTAAAAAAGCAGAATCAAGAATAAAATATTCAAAATTTATGCATTCTTTGTTTTAGGAAACTTATTTAATGAAAGAAATAAAAATACTACCCCAAATTCAACCATGTACCCCTGAAGCATATGAACTTATTCACCAAGGGTTATTGGCTTTTACGGACAGTACACAAAATGGAATGAGAATTGATCTGGATTATTGCCAAAAACAAACAAAAATCCTTAAATCAAAAATAAAGATAAACCAAAAGAAATTTAGAAACTCCAGTACAGGTAAACTTTGGAGAAAGATATATCCTAATTATAATTTCAATTCTGGTCCTCAATTACAAACCGTTTTGTTTGATAAGAAAAAAGGACTTGGATTAATCCCAAACAAAAAAACAAAAAAGGAGAATAACAGTACCGATAATGAAGTCCTTGATGGATTAACGGATGAAATACCAGAGTTCAAGTATTACTTAAAAGCAAAGAAGTACGACAAGATCCTTAATACATATTTAGGGAACTTTATCAAAGAGACGGTTGACGGGGTTATGCGGCCTGTAGGTAATTTGCACACTACAGTTACATTCAGGAGCAGTATGCAATCTCCTTCGTTCCAAAATATTCCCAAAAGGGATGAAGAATCAAAACGAATATGCCGGTCAGCAATTATACCAACACCGGGGCATTGTTTTATAGAAGCTGACTTTAGTGGGATTGAAGTTGGTATATCGTGTGGATACCACAAAGACAAAAACATGATTAAGTATGTCAAGTATCCAGAGAAAAACAACATGCATACGGATATGGCAAAACAAATTTTTTTGCTTGAAAGTTTTAAAAAGGAAGGAACTGAAAAGATACTTAGGGCCGGCGCTAAGAACGGTTTTGTATTTCCCCAATTCTACGGCGATTATTACGCAAATAACGCTGTTTCATTAGCAACGTGGGCCAGCTTACCAACCCAAGGCCAATTCAGCCCTAAACAGGGCTTAAAACTAATGACAGGGAAAACCGTAGGCCAACATTTGATTGATAACGGTATAATTGATTTTGATGATTTTCTTGAACACATAAAACAAGTAGAGGATGATTTCTGGAATAACCGATTTAAGGAGTATGGTAAATGGAAAAAACAAAACGTAAAAGAGTACTACAAGAACGGTTATTTAAAAACATTAACAGGTTTTATTTGCTCAGGGTTTTTATCAAGAAATGAAATAAGCAATTACCCTATTCAATCATCAGCATTTCATTGCAATCTCAAAACGTTTATTAAATTGAATACAGAAATCAAAAAAAGAGGGATGAAGTCTAAATTAATTGGGCAGATTCACGATAGTATTGTTATAGACGCTCATCCTAAAGAAATTTGTACTTTGATGTCATTGTTAAAAGAGATTGCTTGTGTTCAATTAAGAAAAGAATGGAAATGGATTAATGTTCCATTAGAAATTGAGGCTAACGTATTTGAACCTGATCAGCATTGGGCATCAGGTTCAGAAGTGCAAGTATTAAGAGCCGCATAAAATAGTATAAAGGAGGAATTATGCCAAAAAGTGAATTTGAAAAGTATGGCGAAGATTTATTTAAAAAAACACAATACTCTAATGCAATTAATCACATAGTAGAAAATATGCAAAACAGTATTAAATTAATACAAGCATTTGCTAAATTAAGAAAAGCAAAATACGATGCTTTAATTGAAGCAGGATTTACAAAAGACCAAGCACTTTTAATAGTTACTAATACTAAAGTGATGGAATAAATGGAACTATATAAAAAATACCGACCTAAGTCCCTAAAAACAATGATAGGGAATACCGATACTATCCAAAGCATCAGGAATATGGAATCCTTTCCCCATGCTATTTTATTAAGTGGTGAAAGTGGGGTTGGGAAAACCACTTTAGGTAGAATCATTGCCAAGATGTTAAAGAGCAAAGGATTGGATTTTGTTGAACTGGATACTTCATCTTTCAGGGGAATAGATACGATAAGGGAAATCAGAAAAAAGATGGAATATAAACCATTAAATTCTGATGCACGTTGTTACCTTTTTGATGAGTGCCACCAATTATCCAAAGACGCTCAAAACGCATTACTAAAGGCACTGGAGGAAGCCCCGGATCATTTGTATTTCATTTTATGTACAACTAACCCAGAAATGCTTTTAGGTACGATAAGGAGCAGGTGTACGTCATTTCATTTGAATACATTAGACGATGATGAAATGGATAAACTTTTAGTCCGTACTCTTAAAAAAGAAAAGAAAATACTTAAACAGGAGGTGATAGATGAAATAATACAATCAGCTCAAGGTAGACCAAGGAAAGCATTAACTGTACTTGAAAAGGTTATTGTTCTGGAAGAGGAAGAACAACAACTTAAATGCGCTAAAGAAGATTCTTTAGATGAAGGACAAGTTAAGGAGTTATGCTACCTTTTATTAAAAAAGAGTCCTTGGAAAAAAGTAAGTGCTGAATTGAAAAAACTAAAAAAGGAACAACCAGAGACTATCCGCAGGGCGGTACTTGGTATGATGAGTGGTGCTTTATTGGATGGATGGGGTTTCAAGTTCCAAAATGATCCCGGTTATGTTATGTCGTGGTTTTACGACAAAAGTACATATGATTCTGGCTTTTCAGGTATAGTATTTTGTTGCTATGCCATAACACAAGGATTGGAGGTATACTGATGAAAAACGTAATTAACACAGAACAAATACCAATTACACTATGGTTAGATGACATTGAATCGGGTGCATTAGAACAGGCTAAAAATCTTGCAAATTTACCTTTTGTTTTTAGATGTATTGCTTTAATGCCCGATTGTCACCAAGGATATGGAATGCCAATAGGTGGTGTTATGGCAACAAGAAAGGTTGTTGTTCCTAATGCTGTTGGAGTTGATATTGGTTGTGGGATGTGTGCTGTAAAAACATCTCTTACTAATTTAGATCAAGAAAACATTAAAAAAATAATGGGGGGTTCTAAAGAATATAAAGGCGGAATTCGTTCAAGTGTTCCCATAGGATTTAGCCATCATTCTAAAAAACAAGATGATTCTTGGATGCCTGAACCACTTGAAGGGTTTACATTTTTAGATGGTTTATATGAACAAGCATTAAAACAAATTGGCACTCTTGGTGGTGGTAATCATTTTATTGAAATACAAAAAGGATCAGATGGGTTTATTTGGTTAATGGTTCATTCTGGAAGTAGAAACATAGGATACCAAGTAGCAAAACATTATAATGATATTGCTGTGCAATTAAATGAAAAATGGTTTTCTCAAGTACCTAAAAAATGGGAATTGGCTTTTTTGCCTTTAGATTCTGATGAAGGACAAAATTATATTTCAGCAATGAATTATTGTGTTGAATTTGCTCTTTGTAATAGATCATTAATGATGCATAATATAAAAAATTCAATATTAGAACATTTTCCAAATACTGAATTTGCCCCAATGATTAACATAGCCCACAATTATGCAAAGATGGAGCATCATTTTAATACAAATGTTATGATTCATAGAAAAGGGGCAACTTCTGCTTATAAAAATGAAATAGGAATTATACCAGGATCACAGGGTACTTCAAGTTATATTGTATCTGGTCTTGGAAATCCTGAAAGTTTTATGTCCTGTTCTCATGGTGCTGGTAGAAAAATGGGAAGAAAACAAGCAATAAGAGAACTTGATTTTGAAATTGAAAAAACATTACTTGATAATCTGGGGGTAATTCATTCAATAAGAAACGTAAAAGACTTAGATGAAGCATCTGGGGCTTATAAAGATATTTCTGTTGTAATGGAAAACCAAAAAGACCTTGTGGATGTTTTGGTTGAATTAAAACCATTAGCCGTAATAAAGGGATAATCATGAATAAAATAGATTTTGCAAAAGACATGAAAATTGATGAAGGGGCTTTAGATGTAGAACTCTTGAATCAAGTAGATTTAGAGGCTAAGTATATTAAAGCTGTTTCAGAAGCAAGAAAGGATAGAGATTGGGCTCATGAAGAAGTCAAAACAGTCAGATCTGAATTAACCAGGGATTGTTTTGATGATCCAGAAAAAACAATAGGAAGGGATGACGGTAAGCCACCAACAGCAGCTCAAGTAGAATCGTATTACAGGACACATAAAGATTATAAAGCAGCAAAAGAAGACTTTATAGAAAAGGAGGATAGGTATAATGTTCTAAGTGACATGAAAGATGCTATTCATTTTACAAGAACAAAAATGTTGGAGAACCTTGTACGTTTATTCAGTGAAGAATATTTTGCTGGACCAAGGATTCCAAGAAACTTACAAAAAGAAAGAAAGGAGTGGGATGCAAATAACAAAAGAAACAAAAGGATAGGTAAAAAACTGAAAAGGAGTTCTAAATGAATGGTAGAATAGCAAAAGAAATTAAACGGCAAATATATGGCGATTATAGCCCCAAATTTCGGAAATATAAAGTCAATACAAAAACTAATCAAATCATAGCTGATCCGAAAAGACAAGAATATCAACAAGCAAAAAAACAATACAATGAAAAGAAAGGAGTTTAAACATGGCAAGAAAAAAAGCAGGAAAGAAAAAAGCACGTTTTGGTAAAAAGTCAAGAGAATGGAGAAAGAATAAAGGATCAGGTGGATCTAATTATTTGAATGCTTTGCCTGATGGAATTGAGTTTTTTAAACCTAAAGGAGGTAAAAAATATACATTTGATATTTTGCCTTATGTTGTCAAGAATCCTGAATTGCACCCCGCCTCCGAAGCAATCAATGAAGATGGATTGTTTTGGTGTTTGCCTTTCAGACTTCATAAAAACGTTGGTCCTAATGATTTGTTAGTTGTGTGTCCTAAATCTGTAGGACGTGCTTGTTGTATTTGTGATGAAAGATCTGAAATATACAATGACCCTGATAGAGATGATGACGAAGCAAAACCCCTGAACTCCAGTGCCAGGACACTTTTTGCAATCAAAATGCTGAAAGGACCGGAAAAAGGAAATATCATGATTATGGATATTTCTGATTATTGTTTTATGGAAATCCTTGAGGAAGAACTGGATGATTTGCCAGAGGAATACGAAGACTTTGCCTGTCTCGTAGACGGGTATTCTATTGAAGTCCGTTTTAAAGAGGATTCATTTGGTAAAATCAAATTCGCTAAAGCATCTAAAGTAAACTTCATTGAAAGAAAAGAAGACTACGATGAAAGTATTCTGGAAGAAGTTCCTTGTCTTGATGATTTGATTACTTGGCCTACTTCTGAAAAGATGGAAAAATTGTTTTACGGTGCTGACCCAAAGGAAACTGATGATGAAGACGAGGATGACGATGACGAACCAAAGGACAAAAAATCAAAAAAGAAACGAACCAAAAAAGAGGAACCGGAAGAACCCGATGATGACGATGATCCTGATTATGACATCACTTGGGGTGATTTATCGGAAATGGATCATGATGAACTCCTTGAAGTTATTGAACACGAAGAACTCGATATTGATGAAGACGAAGCGGAGGATGC